TGACACATGTGGCGCTGGATCGTCTGGTTCCTCACGTGGCTCTCCGCAGACCCGGCCGACATCGGCCGCGAGTCGGCACGCGCGGCTGCGTCGATCGCCGCGGCACGCGCCACGATGGTCACGTCGCCCGATGTGCCGCCCGACCCGGCTCCGCCGGACGGCAAGTGCTGCAGCGACTGCGGCAGCACCGGCGTGATCGTGCACGGCGACGGGCACAGGACGCCATGCCCGTGCCCGGCCTCGTGCAGCTGCAAGCGGCCACGAGCGCCGATGCCTGCGGCGTCGCCCACGCCTGGCAAGCCGGCCACGCCATGATGCTGGAGGCTCCCGTGGGCGACGTCGCCGGCATGGACCTGACGTGGCTGCGGGCGGAGGTACGGCACCGCGTCGGCGGCCCTGCCCTGCAGCTGCCCGACGAGGTGGCCGCGATCGTCGACGCCACGCTCGTGCACTGGCCCGAGCGTCACATGGCCGACCTAGCCAGGCGGGCGCAGGCGGCCGGCGCCGGCCGCGAGGCGCTGGATGCAATAGGCGTAATCTCAGCGAAAGTCCGCGAGGTGCTCGAACTGCGGTGCGAGACCGAGGAGCAGGGTGAGGCCGTCAACCTGATCGTGCTGGCCTGCGTCGTCGAGGTGGCAAACCTGTGGTTCGCGTCCACCGAGCACCGGATCGGCATCCGCCGGCTGGCGTTTCAGGTGAGGGCGAGGGCGGCCTAGAACGCTCCGCCGGCCGACAGGATGCGAGCGACGAGCAGCAACAGCTCGAGCCAGACTGTGATCGACATGGTAGCCCTCCTTGGCTGTGGTGTTGTCAGGTGACAACACACTCATCGGCCGTTGTCACGTGACAACTTGAGGGCGTCGGCTCGGTGCACAAACAGCAAGCCGTCGATGACCACCGACCGCACCCGGCCGTCGAGGGCCAGCCGCCGCATGTACTGCCGACTGCAGCCGGCCAGCTCGGCGGCGTGCGTGCAGGTCACGTAGTCGTCGGTGTCGATCCGCATGGCGGCAGTCTGGCCTTGGCCGGCACGACCCGCAAGGATGGACGCAGGGGATCGCAACTCCGGACCCGTCCGGGGACGCTACTGGCTCACGCAGTGCGAGCCGGCGGCTCGTGGTCATCGGGCTTAAAGATTCGCGGCATGGCCTGCCACGCCTTGGGGCGATGAGCATCGACCACGCGAGGATCTAGGTAGCTACGCCGAGTGATGCGGTCGGACGAGTGGCCGAGAAATGCCGTGGCGTCGAAGCCCGCCGCTGCGAGGTGCGACGCCGTCGACCGACGCAGAGCGTGGAACTGAACGTCGCGTCCGTCGCCAAGGCCGGCGCGCCTCGTGATGGTCTTCCAGCGTTTTCGCAGGGCCGTCCCGCTGGCGACCCACCAGAACACCGTCGGACCGTTGTGAGCCGCCACGCGGTCGACCAGGTCGCAGGCCTCGGGCGACAGCTCGTAGACACGTTCCTGGCGTCCGCCTTTCCGGACGTGGGCTGGCACGGTGAGCGTCGGCCGTCGCCAGCACATGCGGGGCGTCGACAGGATCGCGTTTATGCGCTCGCCGGTTTCCAGTGCCACAGCGACGAGCGCCGGGAAGAAAACCGCCGCCGGCACAGGCCCAACCCAGCCGCTCGCCTGCCGTGCGGCGTCGGCGAGCCTGGCCAGCTCGTCCGTCGTGAACGCTCGCGGAGTCGACTGCGGCACCAGCTCGGGGGAGACCGACGGGCGGAGCTTCACGAGGCCGCGGCCTTGGGCGAGGTTCCACAGGGCCAAGAGCCCTGACCGCTCGCGGGCCACGCTGTTGGGCGAAAGCCGCTGGCCGCGCACTGCGAGGAACTGGCTGACGGTCAGGTCCTCGAGGTCGTCGAGGAGCGCGGCTCGTCCGAGCCACTTGGAAAACTGCGTGATGGCGTGCCGCAGCAGGCGGACACTTTCGCGAGACCTACCGCGCAGTCGCAGCGGCACGTACACGGTGTCCAAAAACGCGTCGAGTGTCATGGTGCGTGATCCTCCTACTCAGGGATAGGTCACGCGTCCGTGCGGGTGTGCTCCGTCCGTGGAAGGGAGTCCGGTCGTGCGGGCTGTGCGGGTCGGCCGGTTTTGCGGGGTTTCATCCTGTCCCCGCCACTTACAAACGTTGCAATCCCGACGGGATCGCAACCCTGTCCCCGGTAGGCCCACTGGAACCATCGGGATCTACGCCAAGGAAGGCAAAGCGCTCATGCCAGGACAGGGCACCCGCAGGCAGAAACCTGGCAGCAGCCGCAGCAAGCCTTCCGGCGGCCGGCCACGGAACAGGGTTCCGAGCGAGTGGGGCCTCCGAGTTGAGGCCATGGCCGCCAAGCGAGGCCTGACACGCAGCGAGTTGGCTGAGAAGATCGGCATCAGCTACGTGTCCATGTGGCAGCTCTTGATGGGCCAGACGAAGCCCAAGATGGAAACGGCCTGCCGACTGGCGGACGCGCTCGGCGTCCCCCTCGACAAACTGCGGCAATAGCCCAGTTTTTCATTTTTCCGTGTCACCTAAAAACTCGCCTTGACGGGTTTTTAGGCGTGGCCTACTATCCGCCCCCGTCACGCCACGACGGCGTGAGGCGGAGGGATACGCCATGCCGACCGGTGTTGCCGATGGGCCGCGGATTCGCGCACGTCACGGATACGCAGCTCCTCGAGTGGGCAGCGGCTATGCCATTGGAGCGCATCGCCGCAATTACGGGGTCGACTACCTCGTCGATCTCGCGCCGGCTACGGGCGCTCGGCTGGACGGACCCACATCCCGGCCCCAAGGACCCGGACGAGGCGACCATTCGCCAGCGGTGCTCGGAGGTGCAGTCGCGCTGGTCCGAGCAGGAGCGGCGCAGGAGAGCCGGGCAGCGGCGAGCGAGCGTAACCGTCGTACACGCATCCGATCTCGGGCTTGCCAACGTCTCGTGACGTGGCTGCACCGCGTGGCCCGCTGCCACGCGCATCTGTGCGCCATCGTGCGGCTCTACGGCGATCCCAGTAAGGCCGGCGGCCAGTCCAACGCTGGCGAGACGTACCAGGCCCGCGCGGCTCGCGGCGACCGCACGCTGCTCTACGACGCGCTGACGGTGACGATCGACGAGCTGATCGAGGTCCGCGACGAGATCGGCGCGACCATGGACGCGGCCGAGCCGACGACGGCCGCGCCGGGCACATCAGACAAGGTCGAGGAGATGTGTCGTCGCGCTGAGCGCGGCGAGAGCCTCTTCGTCGATGGCGATACGCAAGGACGCGAGGTCGGCGACGGATCGCTGGCCTGATCACGGATGGTTTTGTTTGCGAGCCGGTCGTGACGGAGTGCGGCCGGCCGCGCTAAGGAGGGCTACGTGCTAGTGCTCAGTCGAGCGGAGGGCGAGCGTGTCGTCGTGCCGCATGCACGGATGGAAATCGTGGTGCAGGAGATCCGCGGCAACGTCGTCCGCCTGGCGTTTCGAGCGCCACAGCGTGTCGACATCTTCCGCGGCGAGGTGTTCGATCGGATTGCGATGGATCAATGGGACGAGGACGAACCAACCCAAGAGGAGGACGTGAAGTGAAGATCGTGAAAGGCAAGCAGGCTGCACCCGTGCGGTGCGTGCTCTACGGCGTCGAGGGCATCGGCAAAACGACGCTGGCGGCGCAGTTTCCGACGCCGCTGTTTCTCGACACCGAGGACGGCACCAAGCAGCTCGAGGTCGACCGTGTCGCCTGCCAGGACTGGCCGAGCCTGCGGGGCGCGGTGGCCGAGCTGGCTGTCGAGAAGCACGGCTACCAGACGATCGTCATCGACTCGATCGACTGGGCGGAGCGCGCGCTGGTCGAGTTCGTCTGCAAGCAGGACGGCAAGAAGTCGATCGAGGACTACGGCTTCGGCAAGGGCTACACGGTGGTGGCCGAGCATATGGGGCGGTTCGTCGAGGGCCTCGACAACCTGCACCGCGCCGGGCTGCACGTGCTGCTCGTGGCCCATGCCAAGGTGCAGCGGACGAGCCCGCCCGACCAGACGGACGGCTACGACCGGTACGAGCTGCGGCTGTCGAAGCAGGTCAGCCCGATCGTCAAGGAATGGGCGGACGCATTGTTATTCGCCAACTACCGCATGCGGCTGATCGAGGGCAGCGACGGGAAGCGGAAGGCGATCGGCGGCAAGGACCGCGTCGTCTACGCCGAGCGTGCGGCGGCCTACGACGCCAAGAACCGGTATGGGCTGGGCGAAGAGCTGCC